GGCAAGGCCGTGGAGATGATTCAGGCCAGAGTCGATGGCCAAGCCTTCATCTACATGAGCAACTTTGCCAAGGGCATGAAGCGATGCGGTGAAATCTGGCTCTCGATGGCACGCGACATCTACATCGAAGACAAGCGCAGGATGAAGACCATTGCACCAACTGGTGAGTCTGGAATGGTCGAGCTGATGCAGCCAAACATCGATCAGGAAACTGGCGAAGTGGTCATGGTCAATGACTTGACCAGCGCCACGTTTGATGTGGTCGCTGACGTTGGCCCATCAAGCAGCACAAAGCGCCAAGCAACTGTCCGCGCTCTGACTGGCATGCTCCAGATCACCCAAGACCCAGAGACAGCGCAAGTGATCACGGCAATGGCCATGATGAACATGGAAGGAGAGGGAATCAGCGATGCCAATGCCTACTTCCGCAAGAAGCTCCTGCGCATGGGCGTGGTCAAGCCAACCGACATTGAAGCCGAAGAACTCATGGCAGAGATGCAAGGCAAGCCACAAGACCCGAATGCCATGTACTTGCAAGCTGCAGCTGAAGAAGCAACTGCAAAAGCAGCAAAGGCACGCGCAGACACGGTGGAAACCATTGCTAACGCAGAACTGCGTCACGCTCAAACACTTGAGACACTTGGCAAAGTTGACGAGAACGCGCAAAACATGGCGCTCACAAATGCAGAGGCAGTCCAACAAATGGCGCAAGGAGAAATCATCCAGCCCGTTGTAAGATAAGTGAAAAAGCGCGAGAATGTGATAAACGGCATCCACCCAGCCGTTCCAATGGGTGAGTTTGATGGGGTCAGAAGATGAACATAAAGGCAGTATCAGGAGAAGAAAACCAAGACGATGGCACCATCGTCATTGAGGACGAAGACCAAAGCACTGAGCAAACCACCGACGAGCAACAATCCGTTGGCGACCAGAGCGATGATCAGAGCACCGAAGATGACGAAGGCGACAACGACGAAGTGATCGTATCCATTGGTGAGGAAGCGCCACCTCCCGAAGAACAGACTCATGCGCCTGAATGGGTGCGCGAGCTGCGTAAGACGAACCGAGAATTGCAACGGCAAAACCGTGAACTGCAAGGCAAGCTGCAAAGCACCGCACAGACTGAGACCAAGCCGGTCGTGTTGGGCAAGAAGCCAAGCCTTGAAGAACACGACTATGACGCTGACAAATTCGAGGCAGCACTGGCCGATTGGTTTGAGCGCAAGCGACAAGCCGACGAAGCCAACGCCAAGCAAGAAGCTGAAGTTATGAATCAGCAAAAAGCATGGCAAGCCAAACTGGATGGCTACGGCAAGGCGAAAGCCGAGCTGAAAGTCAAAGATTTTGAAGACGCTGAGGCCGTGGCCCAAGAGTTGTTCAACATCACCCAGCAAGGCGTGGTGCTCCAAGGTGCGGATAATCCCGCGCTCGTCATCTACGCGCTCGGAAAGAACCCGAAGAAGGCAAAAGAGCTGTCCGACATTAAAGACCCCGTAAAGTTTGCCTTTGCGGTAGCGAAACTGGAGAAAGAATTGAAAGTTACCAATCGCAAGGCAGCCCCGCCACCCGAGAGAATCGTGTCAGGAACTGGCCGAGTATCTGGGGCGGTGGACTCAACCCTCGAACGGCTGCGAGAAGAAGCGGCTCGTACTGGCAACATGACGAAAGTCATCCAGTACAAGGCGCAGAAGCGAACAGCATCCAAGTGATTTTTTAATTTAGGAGCCCATCATGGCCAATAGCTTTTCCAAAGAAGAACGCGTAGCGTTTGAAGACATCCTCGAAGGTTTCCAAGACTTGCTGGTCTTGTCGCGTCACGTCAACGTGTACAACACAAACCAGACCGAGATGGCTCGTACCAACGACACCATCTGGCGTCCAATGCCTTACATCGCTCAGTCGATCAATAGCACACCTGGCTCGAGCATCTCTGGCTCTTACCAGAACATGACTCAGTTGTCTGTGCCATCAACCATCGGTTTCAGCAAGACTGTGCCTTGGACGATGACCACTCTCGACCTGCGCGATGCTTTGCAAGAAGGTCGTTTGGGCGAGTCTGCCAAGCAAAAGCTCGCATCCGACATCAACGTGGCGATCATGAACACCGCAGCTGCTCAAGGCACTTTGGTTGTTCCAGTCTCCACCGCTGCCGGTGACTACGATGATGTGGCCTTGTGCGACAGCATCATGAACGAGCAAGGCGTGCCTGACTACGATCGTTTCATGGGCTTGTCTAGCCGTGACTACAACGGTCTGGCCGGTAACCTGTCTCAAGCCAGCCGTTCGTTCGGCAATGCCAAGTCTGACAAGGCATACGAGCGCAACTTCGTCGGCATGGTCGCAGGCTTCGACACCTACAAGTTCGACTACGCAAACCGCATCGGCGCTGCTGCTGGTGGCACAACCACCATCGACACGCAGAACGCTGCTGGCAACTACTTGGTGCCTCAAGCAACATCGACCTCTGTCGGTGGCCAGATCAACGTTGACAACCGTTACCAGACCGTCACAGTGTCCAACACTGTTGGCGTGGCTGTGGGCGATTGCTTCACGATCGATGGCGTGGTTGCTGTGCACCACATCACCAAGCAGTCCACTGGTCAGTTGAAGACATTCCGTGTCATCAGCATCACCAACGGCACTCAAATGGTGATCAGCCCTGGCATCATCTCCAACCAAGTTGCAAGCGATGCATCTGCACAGTACAAGAACGTTATCGTTACTCCTGCCGCAGCCGCACCGATCAACTGGCTCAACACCGCAGCCTCGAACATCAACGTGTTCTGGCAGCGTGACTCGTTGGAAATCTTGCCTGGCCGCTACGCAGTCCCATCCGATGCTGGCACCGCAGTGATGCGTGCTACCACCGACCAAGGCGTGGAGCTGGTGATGCAGAAGTTCTACGACATCGACAGCATGACAATCAAGTACCGCTTGGACACACTCTTCGGTGTAGTGAACAAGCAGCCTGAAATGTCCGGCATCTTGTTGTTCAATCAGTCCTAAGCTGATTGAGGGGAAGGGGCTTCGGCCCCTTCTTCTTTCTTCATTCAAAGGAGCACACCATGCCATTGACCAAAGGTTATTCAAGCAAGTCCATCGGCAAGAACATTGCCAAAGAGATGAAGTCCGGCAAGCCTCAAAAGCAATCCGTGGCCATCGCATTGAACGTGGCTACCAAAGCAGCCAAAGCAGCAGGAAAGCCAAGCAAAGCGCCAGCAAAGCCAATGAAGGCTAAAAAATGAGCACATCACTCCCAACAATGGTCTACAGAAGCCCTGGCCAGCAACGCAAGCCAGGTGGCGGCACATACGACTTTGTCGGTGTGCAGACCAAAGACGAACTCGATCAAAAGCTGGCCACTGGTTGGCATTTAACAGCTGCCATGGCTATCACAGCCGCAGGCGACAACGCTGGTGGCTTCAAGAAGCCCAAGCCAAAGTGGGCCATTAAACCCATCAAAAAGAAAAAGCCAGCAAAGCCACTCGACTGGCGTGAGCAGGCAAAGCCAGAGCCAGAACAAGCTCAAGTGGTAGAGACTGAGACTGAGCCTGTCGATGAGGATGCAGCGCCAACACGTGCTGAACTCGAGGCAAAAGCCACTGAACTAGGCATCCGCTTTGACGGTCGCACAAAAGACAAAAAACTGGGACAATTGATTCAGGACAGACTGTCCGAACAGACCACGACAACAGGAGAATGACATGGGATGGACAAAGCGCCAATTCGTCACGCAGGCATTTGAAGAAATTGGCCTTGCCTCCTACGTTTTCGACCTAACACCTGAGCAACTGCAATCAGCACTGCGCAGGCTCGACACAATGATTGCAGCATGGAATGCCCTCGGCATTCGCTTGGGCTATCCACTGCCATCCAGCCCACAAGACAGCGATCTGGACGAGCAGACCAACGTGCCTGACAGCTCGAATGAGGCCATTTACACCAATCTAGCGATCAAGCTGGCCCCGAGCTACGGCAAGCAAGTCATGCCTGACACCAAGGCAACGGCCAAGGAGTCGTACAACACGCTCCTGTCACGCGCAGCAATGCCAATGGAGCAGCAACTACCAAGCACCATGCCAGCAGGCGCAGGTAACAAGCCATGGCGCGTGTACGACAATCCATTCATCCGTCCACCAGTCGACCCAGTCTTGGCCGGTCAAGATGGCCCACTCGAATTCAACTGAGGAATCACAATCATGCCAACCATCAATCAACTATCAGGCATCAGCCAAGTCTCTGGCGGTGATCTGCTTCCGGTTTATGTCTCCAACAATGGTGATGCTCGGAAGGTTTCGATCACGCAACTGCTGCAATACTTCCAACAGACATTTGCAGCACCTACAGTGGCCACCAACCTGTACACACCAGGCACTGGCTTCAACATCACAGTGCCAACGCCAACCAGTGAGCA